AGGGGTCTTACAAACAAATATGATATTGATGGTCTTTTTCCATCTACATCATCAGGACCTATCTCAGTTTTTGTAATTTTAACTGTTTTACAATAACTTTTTGGATATCGTAATCTATTGGTTCTATTTGCTGCGAATGGAGTTGAGGGTATGCCATCAAATGAACTTCCAGTTCTATGAGGTATTTCACCAAAAATACTACCATACCAATCATTTAGATATTTTAATGGTGCCATATTAGCATCACACTGGAATCCAAGTTGCACCTCTGTGAACACACGAGTATGTGGATAGTTTACTTGACCTTCACCAGTGTATCTACCTTCAATAGTTCCAGTTGCTGCCTGTATATTGGGAAGTTGTGCTTCATCACATAAAAATTCAAACGTATTTCCTCCAGCAGGTGTTCCATCTTTTTCTAAAATTTGCACCACAAAATGATTTGCATATGACATACCGCCATTAGCTTTCATCAATCCTAAAAAACTGTTAATAGACACGCTAAATAAATATGTTGGATTATTTGTATTTATGGCATACTCTGGGTATTTTAAACCTAAAAACCCAAAAAAGTATCGTGGCAACCCGACAAATATTGTTTATAGGTCACTATGGGAACGAAAGTTCATGGTGTTCTGTGACAATAACCCATCTATATTACAGTGGGGTAGTGAAGAGATTATCATACCATACAGAGCACCTGATGGTAAAATAAGAAGATATTATCCAGATTTTTGGATTAAAGTTCTTGAAAAGTCTGATAAGATCACGAAGTATATTATTGAAGTAAAACCCAAAAAACAAACACAACCACCGAATGTTAAAAATAAAAAAACCGCTGCCTACCGTAATGCTGCATTAACATACGCAAAGAACCAAACTAAATGGTCTGCTGCTCGTGAGTATTGTGAAGATAGGCAGATGAATTTCTTAATACTAACCGAGGATCATTTAGGAGTATGAAAAAATGGCAACAACACTATTTGAAAAAATTAGTGCCAAAACTGCAGGAGAAAAGAAATCACTAGCGTGGTATCGTTCTGCAGTAAAGGCAGAAGCTAGTTCATATAAGAAAAATTTTAATAAGTATATCTTAAAAGAAAAGAGTGACAACATTGGTGCTGTAGAAGAGCAAGATGCCAATGAACTTCGTAGATATACTGTTCAAGGTCACATGTACATGTTTGAATACAAGGCAAAGATGAAACACTTGCCTTACTTTGATAAGTTTCCACTTGTATATGTTTTAAAGTCAAGTAGAAATGAATTCTGGGGAGTTAACCTCCATTACTTGACACCAAAGAGAAGAATTCAGGCAACTAAGAAATTAATTCAGGGTAGAATTGACTTTCCTAAGAAGTGCTTCCATAAATACCTACAGCCTCATGTTGAAGGTTTGTTATTGGATCTAGCTGCGAGTGAATGGGATACTGCTATCCTTCTGCCTACAGAAGATTTTGTGAAAGAAATTAATGGTTTATCATTTTCTATTAAAAAAGAAGATGTCTGGAAAGAAACCAATGAGACCTTCTACGATAAGATCAGAGGACAAAGAATTGTCCGAGGTTATGGCACTACACAATCTAGGGAGATGGCTACCTAATGGGATTACAAATAAAAGATGTTGAATACCTAGGTTCTGACTTGGGTGTAAGATGGTATTGGGATACGGTAGGTCAAAAATACTATTCAAGTCCTGTAACTGGTAATGCTTTTGCTGATTCCCAACTTTATGAAGTAACAAATCAATCAGATCTTAAGAAATTAGAGGCAGAATACCCTAGAGGAGACAATGCCTTTGATTTTTCAGATTATTCCAACTTAGCAGTTGACAATAAATTAGAAATTAAACCACAACTTACTGATTATGGTGCTGCTGTAGGTGCTGAAGGAACTTCACTTAGATTCCCTCATGACATGTTAATTGACGAAGGTGAAGATTTTGTAATGTTTGATTTCTATGATTACAGACCACCATTTAAAGGTGTTCAATATGGTGGTAAAGGAAAAGAAGTGATTAATCAAAGCTTAGCACAATACAATGCTAGTGGATATGCAAATGAATACTTCAAAGATAAGAAGTTTAAACAGATTCTTATGTATATGCCACAAGATGTTACAGATACATTTGCTGCAAAGTGGCAAGGTAAAAAGTTTGGAGCTATAACAACTGGAGTATTAGCAGCTGCTGGTCAAGGTCAACGAGATAGAAAATTACAAAATGTAATTGATTCTGCACAAGATACATTTAATAGAGGAAAAGCAAATGCTGCTGCAGAAGTTATTACTAAACTTGCTAAAACAATAACAGGAGATACAATAAGTACAGGTGATGTTTTTGGTGGCATCTCTGGAGTTGCGAGAAACCCTAACACAGAAGTTCTATTTCAGAGCATGGAACTAAGAACATTTGATCTTACATTTAAGATGGCACCATTTGATGAAACAGATGTTCAAAATATAAATGGTATTATTAAAATATTTAAAAAAGCAATGTTACCTCAGTACAAACTGGGTGAAGGAGTTAAGGTTTTTGGTATGGAAAATGATGCACTAGAGGGTGGATTCATTCAAGTTCCTAAGGTTTGTGCTGTTAATTTTATGAGAGGTGCTAGTAGAAATAGTTACCTTCCTAGATATAAGATGTGTGCTATTACAGATGTCAATGTAAACTATACTCCTGACAATGTTTATGCGACATTCAATCAGAGTAGTCCAGTGGCAACAGAATTAAAAATTAGTTTCATGGAAACAAAACTTGTATTCTCAGAAGACATAGAAGAAAGAGGTTTCTAATGTATTTTTCTTTACTACCAAACATAGAATATGATGAGAAACCAATCAGTTATCCTTTCTCAGAGTCAGACTTTGTAACTGCTAAGAATTTCTTCCGTAGATACAAATTAAATGATGACATCTTTTCATATGCTGTCTTCTTTAGTAAGTATGCAATCGTAGATGGAGAACGTCCTGACAGTCTAGCACTCAAAGCATACGGAGATCCATTTTATGATTGGGTTATATTATTGACAAATAATATGGTTAATGCACAGTATGACTGGCCGATGACTAACTATGAGATTGGTAAAGTATTAGAGTCAGAATATGATGATGCATACAATGAGATTCATCACTATGAAACAATAAAAATTGGTCAGTATGCTGCTAATCTACGTGTTGATGAAGCATTTTACAATGCACAACATAAAGTTAATATAGATGGTGCAGTATCAATAAAAAATGGTAGTGAAATTTGTGGTCCTGTTAATGTTGCAGAACATTTTTATAGAGAGAATGAAAAGAAGAGAGAAATATATTTACTCAAACCTGCTTTCTTCCAGTCATTTGTAGATGACTTTAGGAAAAAGAATTTATATAAAAAAGACGCCAACTATATTAGTCAGCGTCTTAAGAAAACTGGTTGACTTTTTCGGGCAAAAATTTGCCCGAATTTTTTTTGCAGTTTTATGGAATCACCAATCGGATTCTGGACAAGCATCAGGATTCTTTTCTATGAACTGATTTACATAACCATGAACATCAACTTCATATGAATGGTGTGCTCTGGTGTGAATCATCTGTACAAGAATTAAAAAACCCAGAACCATTACATTGATCTGGGTTAGTGGATGCTTGAATACCTCAAGGTATTTTTTCATTCAGTTATTCTTCAGCAAGTTTTGCGAAGTATGACAACGCATCGTCATCATCAACAACTGCTTCTTTCTTTACAGGAGAAGGAGCTGCTGCTTTCTCATTGAAACGATCAGCAGTGTGATCATATCCAAGACCTTCACTCAAGTCTTCAAGAGACTCATCAACTGGACGAGCAACAGGACGTTGCCCTATACCTAGAACAAGATTCAATCTGTTTTCTAGTTCTTCATATGTCTTGAACTGATCCTTAGAAGTGAATGCCTCTAGCGAGTATTCTTTCTTCCAGACCGCTTCAAGTTCATCATCATCTGCACTAAGAGCAGACACACTATCAAACTCACTACTGTCATAGTTCCAGTATCCTGCAACTTTTTTAATCTTCAACTTGAAGTTGGCACCTTCCCAAAGGTCAAAGACATTGACAGGAGTCTCGTCTTGGAACTCAGGTTGCATAGCAGCGAGGATCTTATCATGGATCTTCTTACCATACTTGTAAAGGAATGTCTTACCTTCATTTTCTGGATGCTTAGGATCCTTCACGACATAGATGTTGCTGTAGTAAGAAAGCTTTCGCTTTTGCTTACGAGCAGTCTCTTTGTCTTCATCAGCACCGCTGTTCCAGAGACGGCGGTTGACCTCACCAACGGGATCCTTCTCGTTGATTGTAGTCAGAGAGTTTTCAATGTACCAACCACCAATACCTTGGAAGGCATGGGAGTACACTTTTGCCCAAGGAATGCTTTCACCTTCTGTGGCAGGAAGGAATCGGATCACGGCATAGCCGTTACCAGCAGCGTCAACCTCTGGTTTCCAGAACCTTTCATCAACGTTCTTACCGCTGGATGACTTCTCTAATTCCTTTTGAAGGTATGAGAAGTTGTTCTGAGATTTACGCTTTAGATCTGCGAATGACATAGGATTTAATTAGATTAATTTGGATTTGGTTTATTGCCCTATCACGGAAACATAATAACAGGCAAGGGGACGGGCGTCAACCCCCTGCCTCTGTTTGTTTTTTCATACTCGCTACTTTTTGTACGAGTTCATCAAACATTTCTTCAATGGTTGTATTAGGTGTAGCACCTAACATTATAACACCCTGTTTCATTGTGTCAACAACTGACTTTGCCTCAGGGTCATCGCTCAGTTTAGCACGAGCATAGAATATCTTTTGTTTGTCTATTAATTTTTCTAGAGCTTCAAAGTATTCCATCTTCCTATCTTTATCAAGAAGAACAAAATTCATAGCAGATCTGAAACAGAACTGCTGCAACTCTAACATCTCTTGAATGTCACCTTTAATAATATCTGATTGAAAGAAGGTCATACCTTATTGTCTTTGTACTTGTAAAACTTTTTAACATCATAACCAAATTTATCATGGTGTATCTTGGGATCTAATCCACACATGTTTTTGTATAACATTTTCATTATATCAAAATGATACCAATGATGTGGAGCAAGATACTGTGGAGATGCACAGATATATATGTAATCAAATTTATATGAATCTATTTTCAAATCCTCTTTTAATAAAGGATTGAAATTCCAATTTAATTGTATCACATTATTGTCTAATTGGGTAGAGTTATGATTACCGACCCATGTATAGCTAGCAAGATTTTTATTCTTTACTAACCATAAAACCCAATCAGCTTGTGAAACCATATCATATTCAACAACCTCAGTATATTGTTCATTGAGATAACATATATCATGATGTTGATCAATATTTAAAATATTTATCTGTTCATCAACCTCTTTTAAATCAAAAAGAATACTATCATGTTCGTATCCAAAGGCAACGTTTTTACACTCAGCTAATGCTTTTGTATATACATCAAGGATGAACATCCAGTTATCTATATTTACTTTGAAATGATCCTCAGAGTAGTAAGTATTCTTGTAGAATTCTCCCCACCTTTTATTAGTAAAGTCATTATAGTAAACACTATCAACTAACTTGATATAGTTGGTTGACATATAATCCAAATCAATAGTGAGAATATTCATACAAGCATTAATTTGGCACGACTAGTTTTCTTCATGAAGTTTAACTGTTGTGCTTCATAACGTAATTTTTCTTTCAAAGGTTTACTTATTAATTTGTTTACACTATCTAATTCAATTTCATTCTCTTCACAGTAGTGGATGACAGAATCAATATAGTTCATTTCTGGATTGTGTAGTGCAATCTTCTCCACCTCCTGCGAAAATTTCGCAGACGTCATAAATCTATCCTCTAATAATTGTTTCTTGTCCATGCCGTTCTTGATACTCCGAGATGTAGCTCATCAATGTGAGAAAATATTCTTTCTTAGGAGGAAGCACTACAACTTGGGTCTCTCCGTTTTCACAAGCAACGATTGTGACGAGTTGTTTAACACTCATCCCATATTTTTCTTGCAACATACATGCGTATGCTGTTTCTTGAACGAAGTAGTCGTATAAGTATTCTTCACGCTTAGGATGTTCTGCTGTCTTGAAATCAATAATGGACAGCACTCCATCAAACTCAGCGATACAATCAACGCGACCTGCCAATTCTAAATGCTTGGAGTAGAGCGCAGCTTCCTGTAATATGATATTATTTATACGGTCTAGAGTATCCCTAGAATGGTGGAACATGAGCACAGGAAGTGGGTACTTCTTGTACTTTTTTAGGTCTAATTCGTTGTTAAAATAATCCTCTGCAATAGAGTGATACTTTGTGCCGCGACCTGTAGCACGAGTGGTTTTAGCATTTGCTTTTTCCTCTCCTACTCTAGCACGCCAACGTGCAATGTTTGCTTTCTTTTTAGCATTGTTACTAATCACTGTAGTGACAGATGGAAACTTATATCCCTCAGGTGTGAGGTACATACGTTTTCCATTTACCATCTCAGCAGACATCTCAATAGGGTCTATACCACCCACATGATTAAAGAGTTTCATAAACCCAGATTGATTTTGTTAATAAGATAAGACTTAACGAGACCAGACCTAACGATATCATCTATACCAAACTCAATTAATTGAAACTCATCCATCTCCTGTAAGATGCGTTGAAAATCAATAATGCCTGTGCGTTCACTAATCTTTTGTAGATCAGTTTGTGCAGCATCACCACAGAATACTATCTTACTATCTTGTCCTACACGAGTGATAATACTATCTAACTCATGGAAATTTAAGTTCTGACACTCATCAATAATAACAATAGCATTGTCTAATGTAGTTCCACGAATGAAACTAGTAGACCAGAAAGATATAGTTTCTTGTGCCTTGAGATTATCATACAACATTTCGTATGAATTGTCATCAGGCATTTGAAACATTCCCTGCACCATATTTTTATATGGTATCTGATACAGCGATGACTTATCTTCATGGTCGCCAGGTAAGAAACCAATCTCTCTAGTTGCTACCAAAGAACGAACAATATATATTTTTTCGTATGGTGAGTAATCATCTAACACTTCCTTAAGTGCTTTGTACAAAGCTACAAAGGTCTTACCTGTTCCTGCCACACCATAAGCATAGACCATCTTACCTTCGTCCCATGCATCAAACATTACTTTTTGATTATCAGTAAGAGGTTCAATAGGAATCATGTAGTCCCCACTGATAGGTTTACGACGCTTCATTTGTTTAGCAGTCATACCTGATCCTGGTGCTTTAGTTTTCTTTTTTACTGGCATATTAATATCTGTATTTCTCAGTGATAGTTTTGTTGTTTACATATTCTGCTTTGGGAAGAACTTTATTCTTCATAATGTCCGTCCAACCAGGATGTGTCTTTGCCATCTTGTCTCTCCACTCTCCTACCTCACCAGCAGAAGCAACTCCTGCTTGCCAATCTTTATCCCAATCGGGATTATCTTTTTTCCATTGATCGTACTCGTCCATAGTCATGAAGAGTTCTTTCTTCTCTTTAGTTTTTAAATTAATTACTGGGTATGTTGGCATTAGTTCCACTCCAAAGCTTCTGCACAAATAGGAAATTGTTCACAGAACACACGCTTTGCATCGTTAGCGATGTCCATGTGTTCTTTTTGAGTGCCATGAGCACTGCGTAGATCTATATAGTGGATCCACGATCTTACAGATCCTGTCATATAAATTTTAGTTGGTGTTGCTAAGGGAAGAACAAAGCGAGCACACTCTTTTGCAATTCCAACCCTCAACATTTGCTGATACAAATCCATGCTCTCAGTGAAGAAACGTTTGACAGCAATCTCAAGTTCTTGTTTAGTAAAATCATCAACATCATCAATAGAATTTTGTCTGTTCTTATCATCTTGACGACGAAGATCAAACATAGGAATAGTAGTTGCTAACATAGAACTATCAGCATATCTCTGTGAGAATTCTTGGAAAGTAAATGATCTGTGTCTTAAAACTTGAGCAGCAATACCTCTAGTAGTTTCAATCTCTAATGTCATATGAGCTTGTTCAAAGACAGACCAATGCTGATGTTTAATACAATACTTAAGTAGTCCTGCAACCTTAGGATTCTCTTGGTTGTTCGGGTTGCTGACTCTCGCCACGTAACCCATTGTCTTCTCTGCTTCTGGTGTTACCGTTACTAGTTTCACTGAGTTCATTAAATCCTTTTTTTCTCCTTAGTTTTTTAAGTTTAAGTTCATGCTTTGCATTGTTAAGTTGCTTCTTCATGTAGTGTATTTCTACATCAGAATACAACTGATCTTGTTTAAGTGCTGATTTGATTAATTTGATTTGGTCTTTGAGTCTCATATTCTTTGAACGCTTCTCGTATTCCTTGGGTAGTCTCATGATTTAGCACCCAGTCAGTACAAAATTCATAGATATCTTTTCCGAAACCAAATTCTTTTAGAGATAGAATAGCATCTCTTCTGAAACGCATCATCTCATCTGAATAATTAATCTGGGTATCCATCATCGTCATCTCTCCCTTGTGTATAAGTGGAACTGTTTCCGTTGGTGCTGTACGCATCTACGTCAGAGTATACTTCAGATTCTAACACATCTAATAAAGATTGCAAGCTCTTGACGATATTTTTTAACTTACCTCTATCCATATTTATATTAGTAGTATAAGTATTATACCACAAAAAAAGAGGGGGTCAACCCCTCTTTTAAATTACTGTAGAATTTCTCTACAAATACGTTTGCATTCGTTTTGTTTTGTATCACATTCTATTAGACACTCGTAATAATCATCTAACATGTCATTGTGAGACTGATAGTGATTGTGTTGCCAACCATCTAACTGACTGTGCGGTATTAAATTATGCATATTCCTCCATAAATTTTTTCATAATAAGAGGAGGTTTAATTCATCTGTATTACCTCTGAATTCTACCACTATTTATTTTTTATACCTATACATTTACTAAATTTTGAAACAAAAATAAATGCCTACGAGTTTATACTCATAGACATTTAAGATGTATTAAGATGTGATCTTCCAGTCTTTGACTGCGTTAAAGTGGACTTTTAAATAAACCCATTTAGCGTAGTTAACACCACGATAGGTCAAGAATGCAAACGTTCTTTCTGGATCGTGCTTAACAGGATCAAACTCTGGAAGAACGGGGGAACCCCAATCTACCTTGATCCTTAGCATTTTACTACCTCTGTTCTAGTAATTGAACTTCACTATAAATTATAGCGAGAAAGGCAATACAACCCAAGGATATGATCCCCACGACCTGTAGTGTTTCAACCATCGTTAAGCTCCTACCATCTTACGCTGTACTTTAACGCCTCTATACATTAAATCATGTCTTTGACGTTTAGTTGCCTCTTCGAGTACCTTCTTATTGTACTCTTCGGTGTCATAATTAACACCTCTGTATGTGACTTGTGCCATTTGGTTTCTCCTAAAGTAAGTGGACTTTGCACCTTTACCTCTTGCGAGGGATCCGTGTTTCCGTTCCTTCAGTCAGACTTTTGCGTCTCCCTAGGGAGATGAACGATCCGTTCCGAGTTGGCCTACTTGCGTCCAATGCTCCATGGTCTGCAATCTTGGTCTGGTACTTTGGTATAGAAGTAGTCAATAAGATACTCCTTAGCATCTTGGATGTGATTCTCATCGCTGAGTATCTCAATCCTTGCTTGGTTCCATTCTTCACATGACATTTCCCAATGAGTAGCGTCATGTTCAGCGAATAGAAGTACTAGTAGTGCTAGACTATGCATTTGG